AAAGGCGGCGCAGACAGTACGTCCGCGCTGACCGCCGAAGAAGCAGCCGTCGCCGCGCAATTGGGCATCTCTGCCGAAGATTATGCGAAGGCCAAGTAATCCGATAAAGGAAAAGACAACATGATTATCACACCGGACACCTTAAAAGCCCTGTTCACCGGCTTTAAAAAGAATTTCCAAGACGGCCTGAAAATGGCGGAAAGCCAATACAAGGAAATCGCCACCGTCATTCCGTCTTCCACTGCGTCCAATACTTACGGCTGGCTCGGCCAATGGCCCGCTTTCCGCGAATGGGTGGGCGACCGCGTATTCCAAGATATGAAGGCGCACGGCTATGCCATCACCAACAAGCATTTTGAAAGCTCGGTCAAAGTCAACCGCAACGACATCGAAGATGACAATGTCGGCATTTACGCACCGATGATGACCGAGATGGGCCGTGCTTCGGCGGTACATCCCGACGAATTGGTGTTTGCCTTGCTGAAAAATGCACACGCCACGTTGTGTTACGACGGTCAGAACTTCTTTGATACCGACCATCCCGTGTATGAAAAAGTGGACGGCACCGGTCAAGCCAGTACCGTATCCAATATTTTCGCCGGCAGCGAAGCGGCCTGGTATCTGCTGGACACTACCCGCGCCCTGAAACCGTTGATTTACCAAGAACGCAAAGCGAAGCAGTTTACCGCCATGACCGCCGATACCGACGAAGGCGTATTCATGCGCAACGAATACCGCTACGGCGTGGACGGCCGTTGCAACGTGGGCTTGGGCTTCTGGCAGATGGCGGCGAAATCGCAAGAGAAACTGGACGCTGCCGGTTTCGAGAAAGCCTACAACGCGATGGTGAGCCTGAAAGGAGACGGCGGCAGACCGCTGGCCATCCGTCCGAATGTGCTGCTGGTACCGCCTGCTTTGGAAAACGCGGCCAAAGAGCTGGTGGAAGGCGACCGCTTGGCCAACGGCGCGTACAACCCAAACAAAGGCAAGGCGAAAGTCATCGTATCGCCTTGGTTGCTGTAACGAACAGGCGGGCACCGCCCGCCGGAAGGGATAGAAAATGGCAAAAGAAAAAAACGGACAGGAAGTTGGCGCGACCGTCGATGTCCAACCGGAAGAGGTAACCGTAACCGCTGCCTTACAGGCCGAGATTGAAGCCTTGAGAGCCGAATTAGACAAAGCCAATGCCGAAATTCAGGTAGCGCAGGCAGAGTTGGCCGCCGCGCAAGAGCGCAATGCCAAATTGGAAAGACTGCTTGAAGCCGGCCTTACACCCGGCGGCATTTCAGACGGCGAAACTTTGACACCTGAAGCGGAAGCCGCCTTTTACACCGGCAGCGGAGCACCCGCCGCAGATGCCGAAGTGGTGGCGATTAAGAGCAAACACGGCCATGCGTTTTTCCGCGCCGGCTACCATGTACAGCCGCACTGGACGTTTGTGCGCCGTGCCGACTTCGAACCCGCCGACTTTGAGCGTCTGATTGGCGACCGTATGGTTGAAGCGCGCGAAGCCCTGCCGACGGACGCATCATGAGCTACGCCGCCGTTGCCGATTTGGTGGCGCGTTTCGGCGAAGCCACCATCACCGGCCTGACCGACTTGTCCCGCAAGGGCGCGGTGGACGAAACCGTCGCACAGCAGGCTTTGGATGATGCCGCCGCCGAAATCGACGGCTATCTGATGAACCGCTATACCCTGCCGCTACCCAAGCCGCTGCGCATCTTAACCGTGTATTGCTGCGATATTGCGGTGTACCGCCTGTGCACCGGCAAACGGCAGCTTACCGAAGACATCGTGCACCGCTATGAAGCGGCAGTGAAGTTCCTGCAACTGGTGGCGGCGGGAAAAGTCGGCTTGGGCGTTACCGACCCCGCCGGCGAAAAGCCCGCCGTACAAGGCAACGGCGTGATGTTTACCACACAGGAAAAGGTGTTCAGCCGTGATAGCGTCTATTGAACAAGCCATCAGGCAGCGGCTTTCAGACGGCCTCGGCCAAATGGTAACGGGTGTCTTTACTTACGGCGGGGAGTTTGACGGCGAAGGTTTGGCGCAGGTGGTCAACCAGTTCCCCGCCGTGTGGGTCATGTTTGCCGGCATCAAAGAC